GATAAAAAACTGGAAAAAAATGCAGTAAAAGCGCATAAAGTTAAAAATAAATTTGTTAAAAAACCTCGCCGCAGAAGGGATAAAGCAGGTTTTGTTTCACGCTGGTAGTTTTTTTTTGTAAATGCTATTGACAATCCTGAATTTGGTTACTATATTAGAAGCCATCATTCTTGGGATTTTAAATGGCAAACCTATTTGATTCTACTAATTATCCTGAAACTGAACCATCACAAATAATCGCTGGCGATAGAGCCGCTTGGAAACGTACCGACTTAGGTACGGATTATGCGCCTGCGTCATACAGCCTTAAATACTCTGCACGTTTAGAAAATAGTGGTTCAACGGAAATTGAAATTACTGCATCTGAATCAGGATCAGACTACATTGTAGAAGTAGGTCAATCGACTTCAGCTGCATACGCTGCCGGCATTTATCATTGGCAAGCCTACATTACACGAACAAGTGACTCTGAGCGTATTACTGTTGACAGTGGTACTTGGCAAGTCATGGTTAATCGCGATGTTGCGACAACTGATCCGCGCGGCCATGTTAAAAAAGTGCTTGACAGTATCGAAGCGGTAATTGAAGGTAGGGCATCAAAAGACCAAGAGAACTATTCTATACAAGGGCGCTCATTGTCAAGAACATCAATCCCTGACCTGCTTATATTGCGAGACCGCTATAAGGCTATGTATGTGCAGGAGCAAAGGGCAGAGCGAATTAATAATAATTTAGGCCATAGTGGCATTATTAAGGTGCGAGCATGAATTTAAACCCATTTAAAAAAGCAAAACCAGTAAGGAGGCCAATGCGCCGCCAATATCAAGCGGCAAAAATAGACCGTTTAACCTCCAGCTGGACAACCACACAGCAATCAATTAATAGAGATTTGCAGACAGGTGGTAAAGTATTACGATCTCGTGCAAGAGATTTAAGTATTAATAACGATTACGCACGTAAATATATGCAAATGGTGGTAAGCAATGTTGTTGGTTCAAATGGCATTGTTTTGCAAGTAAAGTCCAAAACCACCAAAGGTAAATTAAACGTTAAAGCCAACCGCCAAGTTGAGCAAGGCTGGAAAGATTGGTCGAAAGCTCGAAACTGTGCATGGGATAGCCGCCTTTCTTTTGTAGAGATGCAGCGGTTATTTATTGAAAGCGCGGCGCGTGATGGTGAGGTTTTGGTGCGGATAATACGTGATGAATCTAAGTTTGGTTTTAAATTGCAATTTTTAGATGTGAATCGCTTAGATGAGAACCTCAATAAAGACTTAGGCAATGGCGTGGTTATCAAAATGGGTATTGAATTTGATGTGACCGGAAAGCCTGTGGCTTATCATTTAGCCTCAACTTTAGATGTTGAAATTTATGCTGCGCTCAAAACAGAGCGCGTACCTGCTGAAAATATTATTCATGCCTTTATGGGTGAGCGACCAGAGCAAATAAGGGGTGCAAGTTGGATGGCTAGTTGTATGTCGCGGCTGCAAATGTTGGGCGCTTACGAAGAGGCTGAGTTAGTGGCTGCTCGTGTTGGCGCTTGCAAGATGGGTTTTTATACCTCGGAGGCAGGTGATAGTTTTATTGGTGAAGAGGATGAAATGGGTAATTTAATAACTGAGGCAGAGGCAGGTATTTTTGAACAGTTGCCAGCTGGTACAAGTTTTACCACGTTTGATCCAACCCATCCAACAACCGCATTTAAGGATTTTAATAAAGCCATATTACGCGGTATCGCTAGTGGCTTAGGCGTTGCATATAACTCACTATCCAGTGACCTTGAAGGTGTTAGTTATTCTTCGATACGTTCTGGCACGATTGAAGAGCGCGATCAGTGGAAGGTCAAGCAGAATTGGATGATACAGCATTTTATGACGCCAATTTATGAGCAGTGGTTATCAATGCAACTGCTGACAAATTCAGTAGGTCAAGATATGACTATGTTTGATTCGTTAATGGAGGTTCGCTGGCAAGCGAAAAGTTGGAATTGGGTTGATCCATTAAAGGATATAAAGGCCAGTATTGAGGCAATTAATGCTGGTATTAAAACCCATAGTGAGGTTATCGCTGAACAGGGCGGTGATATTGAGGATGTTTTTGACCAGTTAGCTTACGAGCAAGCACTGGCAAAAGAGAAGGGATTGATTTTAAGTGGAGTAAGTAAAGAGGGAGTAAGCGATGAAGAAGTCAATACGGACGGGTAATCTTACCCGATTTTTTAATTTAGATCGTAATGCAGTCGATGAAGAGGCGAGAACGGTTGGTCTTAGTTTTTCAAGCGAAACACCAGTTGAGAGGTGGTTTGGGATGGAGGTGCTTTCGCACGATCCCAAACACGTCAACTTGGGACGTTTGAATGATGGCGCACCGCTTTTAATGGATCACAACATTAATGATCAAATAGGCAGAGTTGAAAGTGCTATGGTGGATGAAAAACGAGGGAAGGCAGTGGTTCGTTTTTCTAAATCGGTACGCGGCTCTGAAATTTTTAACGATGTAATGGATGGCATCCGTCAAAACATTTCAGTTGGTTATCGCATCAATGAAATGGAACTTGATGAAAGTCGATCAGATGGTGAGGTGGAAACTTTTGTTGCTACCTCATGGCAACCGTATGAAGTGAGCGTAGTGAGTGTGCCTGCGGACAATTCAATTGGTATAAGTCGTACCGCTGATGGTGAAAATGTGACAACTATTACAAATTTCCGAGGGGAAACTAAAATGGCAGAAGAAGTCAAAGAAGTAAAAGAAGTAAAAAAAGATCAAGCGCCAACGGTCGATGTCAAGCAATTGACACGCGATGCAGTGGCAGCAGATCGTCAACGATTAGCCGAGATCGAAGCAATTGTGGAAAAACATCCAGAATTGAAAGAAGTCGGTAAGCAGTTCAAAGGTAATGATCGTAGTCTGGATGAATTCAGACAAGTTGCCCTTGAATCTATTTCAAAATCAAAGCCAGAGAAAGCGGCGATTGAGGACTCCTCAATTGGCATGAACGAAAAAGAAGTAAGACAATTCTCAATCGTGCGTGCTATTGATGCGATGGCTCGCAATGATTGGTCAAACGCTGGTTTTGAAAAGGAAATGAGTGATGCTACAAGTCAGAAACTTGGAAAGCAAGCTCGTGGATTTTTCCTACCAACAGATGTGATGTATCGTGATTTGAACGTCACTACAGCGACCGCTGGTGGACATACGGTTTCCACTGATCTGTTATCTGGTTCATTTATAGATTATCTTAGAAATAAGATGAAAGTAGTTGATCTAGGTGCTACGTTGTTGACAGACCTTAATGGTAATGTTGCTATTCCGCGTCAGAGCGGCGGAGCGACTGCTTATTGGGTTGCTGAGAGCGGCGCGGTTACAGAGAGTCAAGCGGCGTTTGATCAAGTGACGCTAACACCTAATACTGTGGGTGCGTTTTCGGATTTATCACGAAAGCTACTTCTACAGAGTTCACTTGATGTTGAATCATTTGTACGTAATGATTTAGCAACAACGTTGGCTATTGAGATTGATCGTGCTGCCATTCATGGTAGTGGTTCAAGCAACCAGCCTACTGGAATTCTAGCGACTTCTGGTATTGGTGATGTTGCAGGCGGAACGAATGGCCTAGCTCCAACCTACGCTCATATCGTTGGATTGGAAACTCAAGTGGCTCAAGATAACGCTGACATGGGAAATCTTGCTTACTTAACAAACTCAAAAGTTCGTGGTAAGTTGCTAACAACTGAGAAGGCTTCAAACACAGCGCAAATGGTGTGGGGAGATAACAACACGCTTCGCGGTTATAACGCCGCTGTTTCAAACCAAGTATCAAGCACATTAACTAAGGGTAATCAGTCACTTTCAAGTGCGATTATTTTTGGTAACTGGTCTGATCTATTGATTGGAATGTGGGGTGGTCTTGATATTGCTATTGACACTTCAACTGGCAGTGCTTCAGGCACAGTCAGAGTCGTGGCATTACAAGATGTTGACGTTGCGGTTCGACACGCAGAGTCATTTTCGGCGATGAAGGATGCGCTTACTGCTTAATTAAGCGCTTTTTATTTGGCGCTGGGTTAGTTCTCCTTACTCAGCGCCAATTTATAGGAGTTTTAGTGATGAAAGTTAAATTACACACAGCAGTAGGCATTAAAGGTAAATCACATGGTAAGGGTGATGTGGTTGAGGTTAATAATGATATTGGAATGGCTTTAATATTGAGCAATAAAGGTGTTGAAGTGAAGGCTAAAGCTAAAGCAGAGGCCAAGAAGAAAAAGTAATGTTTACTGAGGACTTTTCTGAATTTTTCATCAGTGATGAGATGGCCGATGATGCAACTATTGGTGCGGCCACCGTTGCTGGTATTTTTGAGAGTCAGTTTGTTGAGGTAAATGGTATTGAGGGAGTAAGACCGGTGTTTACTTGTGAGGCGGCAAAAATCGCTAATATTGCACATATAACCACAATAAAGGTGAAAGACTATACCTATAAAGTGGCCGGCATTCAGCCAGACGGCACTGGTTTAACAAGTATAATTTTAGAGAAACAGTAATGAGTCATGTACGTCAGCAAATTAGAGATCAGTTGAAAACCACATTAACTGGGTTGACAACAACTGGCGATAGAGTTTACAATTCAAGGGTTTCTAACCATGATGCTTTACCATGTTTAAGCATCTACACATTGAGCGAGGAGTTGGGTGAGGAAAGTGCCAACAAACAGTTTAGATTACTCAACGTCATGGTAGAGGTACGCGCTAAAGCGGCTGACAATTTAGAGAACACTTTAGACACCATTGGTGCTGAAGTTGAAGATGCCATATTTGCAAGTGGCGATACCACTTTAAATGGTACGTGTAAGGATTTTGATTATGAGGGTTTGGATATTGAACTCTCAGGTGAGGCTGAACAACCATTTGGCCTAATGACGATGCGCTTTCTGGCGATTTATCGCGTTGACAAGGCGGACGTGGAAACTTTAATAGCATAAAGGAGCAGATATGCCAAAAATGTATAAAAAGGGTTCTGAGGCAATCGTGGTGCATCCATCACAAATTGCAAACGCAGAAGTAAGAGGGTGGTCGCTTGAAGAAAAACCCACAGAAAAAGAAACTAAACCTAAAAAAGAGAAGGAGTAAAAAATGGCAACACATAATGGTTCGGAAGGGCTTGTTCACATTGGAACAGATTTAGTCGGCGAGTTGAAAGGTTGGTCGTTCACAGAGAACGCATCAATGATCGACACCACTGTTTTAAGTGATACAGCACAAACGTTTTCAGTAGGCAGTACAAGTTGGAGTGGTTCAGCGGAGTGCTTTTTAGATGAACTAGACACTGCACAAATTGCGCTAACAATAGGTGCATCAGTAACACTAAAGTTCTACTTTGAAGGTGCTACAACTGGTGATAAATACTATAGTGGTACAGCACTGGTTGAGTCGGTTGATCGTAGCGGTGCAACTGATGATATTGTTAATATAAGTTTTTCATTCAGAGGCACAGGCGCGTTATCACTAGCAACTGTTTGATAACAAATTAAGGAGAAAACTGTATGAGTATAAAAGACAACGCCAAGTCACAATTTAAGGCCAAATTATCTGGGGAACTTAACTCAGTAGACGTGCCGGAGTGGGGCGAAAAAATATACTTTAAAAATGCAATAAACGGCAAGAAGCAAGGTCAAATAATGAGCCTTTATGATCAAGGCAAAATTGTTGAGAGTGTTTGTATGTCGCTTATTATGCGAGCGCTGGATAAAGAAGGCAATGCTGTTTGGCGGCCAGCTGAATTGCAAGAGCTACTGCGCGAGTATGACGTTGAAGTGATTGCTCGCGTAGTTGAGCAAATTGCTGATACAGAAACTACGGTGGACGATGCAAAAAAGCCATAAAGGCAGACCACGACCTGCACTTTTATTTACAGCTTGGCGAGCATCTACATAAGTCGTTGGAAGAGGTAATGGAGTTGTCCTCAGTTGAGATTGTAACTTGGGCGGCTTATTTTGAATTGAAGAGGAGTAAACAATAATGGCAACTGCGGCAACAGCAAAGTATGTTATCCGAGTTGAGAATAAGACTAAACGTGCTTTTAAGGCTATTGGGCGCTCGCTTAATAAAGTAAGGAAAGCGGTATTCTCAATGAAGGCAGGCTTTATAGCCGCCGCTGGTATTGCTGGTCTAGGTTTTCTAATCAAACGCTCCATGAACGCCACTGATGAGATGGCAAAAATGTCTCGTGCTGTTGGTGTAAGTATTGAGGAGCTTCAAGGGTTAAGACACGCAGCCGCTTTAGGTGGTCTAGAGGCTACGCAGTTAGATAAGGCTGTACAAAAGCTGGCAATCAATATAGCTGATATGTCGAGGGGTGTCGGTCTTGCTAAAGACGTATTTGAAAAACATAACATAAGCGTTGAAAATGCTGACGGATCATTGAAATCCGTTATGCAAGTTATGGCGGATGTAGCAGACGTTACCGCTGGCATGAGTAACGCAACTGAAAAAGCTGATCTGGCATATAAGTTATTTGGCGCACGCGGAGCTAAGATGATCAATATGCTTAATGGCGGTAGTGATGCTATGAGAGCGGCAATGCTAGAGGCGGAAAAATTAGGTTTAGTAATGAGTGAGGACACCGCCAAAGGGGTAGAAGATGCCAACGATGCAATCCAGCGCTTAAAAAGTTTCTTAGGTGCGTCATTTAGAAGGACAGTGGCAGAGATTGCACCGCTAATACAACTCGTTACTGACAGAATACGAGATTGGGTTGAAATGAAGGTTGGCGAGAGTGGTGGTATTGGCAATATTGCAAGATCAATGGCCAACTCAATAGTTCTTGCAACGATGGCTATTTTACAATCTTTTGAAGATATGGCTAATGGCATGATTGAATGGAAAAATACCATAGCTAAAGCGTTTGGATTTCAACCGGAAATTGATGCAGTAGCAGAGGAAATTCGACAAGCTAATCTTGCAATAAACGCTTATATAATGGGAACGATACTGGACTTAGACGATTGGGAAACAAGATGGAAAACCTTCGGTTT